AACGATGCTTTCACTGGTCAAGCGGGGTTACGGCACATTAGAATATATAAAAAATCTTGATGCTGATGATTTCTTAGATATAATCGAATTTGAGGAAATTCATAATGCAATTTCATATTATGAGCACACGGAGGCTAACAAAAGGAGATAGACAATGCCAACCATTGTTAGTAACGTCATTACAAAATTTTCATTTTTCGGCTCAAACAAAACATGATCGCAAATTATTGGTTGAATTTCTTTTTTAAATTCATTTGTTCGTAAAAATTTCAAGTTTCCAGTCTGTACTGTCTCCGCTATCTCCGTATAGTATGAAAGAATGTCGCTACGTAAAGTGAATTTCATTTTGGTCAAAACATATTTACGACCATGAACCGTTATAAATCCATCCTCGTATTTTTTTTTTAACTCAAGTAAGCCATTGTTTTCATCCATACCTAAATATTCCTTATAACAGAACGAAACTCGATTGTGTATTCCATTTCATTATTCAATTCTAAATTACTTTGCGTGTCTGCTGGCTGATCAGTGATGGTTCCGCTGATTAGGGTGTAACTGTCGACTCCATCCACCCCGTCGTTTGTAAGACGAGTTTTCAAAGAGCCATTCAAAACCGTTACATCCCCATTTCTTACAACCGTTAAAAATTTGTCGGAATCACTTCGTTTCTGAACTTTAATAACGAGTTGTCCAACGTCTCCGTTAACCGTCTTTGCGATAGAGACACCCCCATTTTCTGAATTTTTTCTACTGGTCAACGGATTAGGGAACGTCAATATAATTTTCTCGCCTTCGATAAAATCACGAATTGGCTCTCCGTTTAAAATTAACGTGGAATTTTGCGGATTGGCGACAACTGATTCTGCCATTTTCTCACCTCATAAAAGAGACTTGTCGGAATTTCCGACAAGTCTTAAATATTAACATTAATAATTATGTCCACTGTGTGCACAGCCCCAGCCAACTTAACCGCTCCCTGTATCACGGGGGATTTTCTATCCTGCCTGTCAACTTGGGGTTGGTCAGATAAACGACCCGCTAGGAAATACCAGCCATTTTCTTCAATGCTTCTATCAAATGTTTCTTTATCCCCAAACCTGTCAGGGCTAGTCCATGTGCCTGGAGCAAAAACACCCGCGCGAACAAATCCTTCCGTTGTTTTTTCTATCTGGTCAACAATCGTATCAATGCCTGCCGTGGTTTGAGCAATTTTTGTAGGCGTTCCTTTGAGTAGATTAAAAGCGTCTGTTTGAACAGCGTCAACATATCCGAGAAGATTATATTCTTCATCCCACTGTCCGTTAGCCCCACTTACTAGCAACGCTGGAACATTCTTAAAAGTAAGGTATAAATCAAGGCCAACATTTTTAGCTTGGGTAATTTCTGTTTGTGTGTATTCAAGTGCTGTAATACCAATTAGTTCTTTTAAATTCATTGTAATAGCGGAATTTTCAGCGTTGAAATTCACAACGTGTGCGCGAGCCATGAACCCGACCGCCATTTTTCGGTTATTCGTACTGTCAAATAAACATCGATAACGTTTCAATCCCGATAATTTAATATCCCAAACTACGTTAGTGAGTGGATTAAGCACAAAATTAACATTTTTATCAGAAAAAACATCGTACATCAGCATATTATTTGCTGCTGTGAAATTGGCCAGTGCTTTCGCCTCTACACTAGAGGTTTGGTCAATAAACACCGCACCAAAAATATTAATTTCTGCTTTAACCGCCGTAATGGCCTCAACTTTGCTCTCTGCTGGAAGAACAACCAAAGCAACACCAGTAACCAAAGTTGCTCCCGTCCCCGTTGCCAATCCCAAAATGTCACCAAGAAAAGTGCCGACACCTAGATCGGAAAAAAATGTAAGCGTGGAAGCTCCGCCAGTCGTATCACTTGTTATCACAAGTTTATTAATGTCAACTGTAACAGTTACCCCTGCAATCACGGCGTTCAATTTAACTACTACATCATCAAGAGTCAAAACATCCTGAAAATCCAATCCAATAATATTCTGCTCTGCTCCACCATCAACTGTGACACTAAATGCTCCATCAGAAATTTGTTGAAGTTGTGCAATTACATTGGTTTCATTCAATTCTGCGCTGGTCAACACCCCTGGCGTAGCGAGAACAGTCTCATCCGATGCCCGATAAAATCCTATAACCAACAACCCACCCGCGTTAATAGGATTAGGGCTAGCCGAGAAAAATGTCGTCGCAAAATCAAATGTTTTAGACGACGTGCCGAAATCATCAGCTACCGATTGTATATCACTGTACAATGCAAATCGTTTAGCCGTTGACAAAAAACCTGTTTCACTCGTCATAATTGCAACGATATTAAGATTATCACGGGCAGCTAACAAGCCCTCGCGTAGCAAGGTAATTGTAATTACATTTGATAGGTTTGCACTCATTTACTCATCTCCTGAACAATAGCATCAAAATCTTGCAAGTCTTTTTTCTAAAATATCAAAATATTTCTTCATTACCTCTAACTGTTCATTATGCAAATAACCCGTATCAGCCCTCAGACAACGACATTCTAATTTTTTTAGTCTGGTTTTTAATTCTTTCTTCTCTTGAAACAATCGAATCTTAAAAGAATCTTCTGGCTCATGAACGTAAAAAAATGATCCTTCTGTCATCCAGTTTTCGTGAACTTTTTCCTGTCCGTTAAAATATGAAATCAAATAACCCTCGTCATTCTCATCTTCACCCTTTGGAACTTCCCAACCCCTATATTCATTATAGGCTAGTCGGCTCATAGGTTCTTTTTGTAAATGAACTTCATGAATGTGCATAAGTATTTTTAAATCCTTATTTGACCACTTTTATAGATAATAATACTTTAAAATCAAATACTTAAAATAAGATCACTCTTTCCTTATTACACCCATTATTTTTGTCTTCATTTTCGACCCCTGACTAGAACCAAAGTAATATTGTATTACCCCTATCCATGCTGTAGTCAACGCACCAAGTAACAAAGTGACAACATTTACCATCTCTGGCTGAACACGGTAAAACATCATAGAAAATAGAACACCGAAAAATCCACCCGTTACTACAAAAGATAAGATAGCTGGCATCCAATCCCGAGTTGCAATCTCTCTTTTCCGTGCACTGTCTCTATCACCTGCATGTATCCTCTGAGACTCAAGTGCTGTTTTTTCAATTTCGATTTTTAAATCAGCTTCAATTCGTTTCAATTTTATCAGCACATCAGGCGATGCAACGGAAAGTGCTTTTTGTATGTCTTCCTCTGTGCCACCCTCTTTGCCAAGAAGTGCGCGAGAGAGTGCTGACATAGCAGCCCCTCCTATCGGACCTCCTATCATAGTGCCTAGAAAAGGGGCGACCGATGAAATTATTTGTTTAAAATCCATAATCAACCATTATTTATGTTGTTGCACTTTTTGCAACAACTGGTAATTTTCAGTTGTCAGCTAATTGTTTACAACTCATTTTTAGTTGTATCCATTTTGGACATATTTGGTTATTTTAATTAAATATTTTTAATCATTCATTCTTGCTGCACAATCTGCTACCCATTGGTTACTAAAATAAATCTCATCCACACTAAGAATGGATAAAATACCCTCTATTTTTGAACTATATGCATTACCTAAATAAAAATTAATTTCAGAAATATTTATTTTATCATCCACCCAATAATATTCTTCCTCTAAAGTTCTTAGATATGCGTTATAATGTTCGTCTTCATCTAAAATCATAAACGTGTCAATCAATAATCAACGTGCTCTGCAATGTATCAATCCGCAAAACATTTAAAGTCAAATTTTCATTATACATTACATTAACGCCTATCTGATGCCTCTGCGAGTATTGGCTACCCGTCAATGACTTAACGTCTGTAATAGTGGATATGTCAAATATGTTTATAAAACCATCTCTCTGTAGCTCGTAACCAGCTTGCGATTGCGATAGTAGAGAAAACTGCATCGCTTGGGTGTATGCATCATCCCCGTAAAAATCAATTGTGCATGGAACCTGGAATTTTTGCGAGTGGGTTAATTCTTCCGCGTCCCCATCGTACTTCTCGCTTCTACCTAAAAGGGTTGAGGGAGATAAACTGTCAACAACAATTTGTAATGCTTTGAAATCATCTCGCCTAAGATTGTGCCGTCCCAAAATCATGACCGTGCCTTCGGGTTTGTTGAGCAAATCACGAATGAATTTATAGAGTCCCAAAACCCCCTTGTTAACTGATACTGACATTTTTAAATGATTCTTTTAATTTTTCCAAACTCACCGAGACTTTATTTTTAACTTCTATTTCTGTATTAGATAAATCATAGGAATTAAGAATAACTGAGAGAACATTAAAATCAATACAGGCAGACTGAATCAGCTCTTTAGTCTCTATCAGGCGAGAGTTAAGCATTTTCAATTCCTCTAATTCCTTCATGTCAAATCTCCCTTAACTTGCTCGCCTATCGCTCTGAAATATCCGTAGTCCGACCAATCGCCCGATGAAATCAATTTGTAATTGATGGATTTATATGTCAAAAATGAATAAATTTCTATCAAAGTTCTAGCATGAACCTGTATATATTTCAGACTTTCATCAACTTGGTCAACTTGTATATCCTGCGGTCGCGCTACCTGTACGCTCGCGCGTATGGTTGCTTGGTCAATCGGAGTAGGGGTGGTTTGTCCATCAACCGTTATTTTTGAAATATTGAAAAATTCGATATTTTGCTCAAAACCAATTATTGCACCCGATAGGTTAGGGAGTGTCATTTTCCTTTCTTAACCTGCCACGTTATCGAACGGCTAAGCGTTCTAGTCTCAATTAAAATTCGTGAGGAGCCTTTTCTTTTTACGGTTTCTTTGCTTAATTCTTTCCATTGCCCGTACCCACTGGTAACAAATGCAGTTTTGCTTATATTAGTCGCTAACGCGCCCACTCGACCCAATGCTTTTTCAGCCGTCAATTTTCCGTTCAACAGCAAACCAAATTGCTGTTTAATCCCACTATCAAGAATGCCTTTTTTTAGCTCAAATGGCATCCTTAAAAATGAACGTTGAGGAATTATCCCCTCTCCAAATTCGTGTTTAGCCGCCACCTCTAAAACTGAAACAGGGTTAGAAAATCTTGCTTTTCCTTCTTTTGTCTTCCCTTTCAATTTTCTCTGATAAACCAATTTGGTTAATTTATCTGATATTACTCCCACATCAACGCTCATTTTACGAGCTTTTCCAAGCTCTTTAGCAACTTTATTTAAAATTTTTAATGATTGAGTTGGAGTCATACAAACACACCACCAATTCTCTTGCTGGTGAGAATGACAAATATTTGGCCGTATTTGCTCGTGTTGAAAAAGTAGATTAAATTTCCAGCCATAGGTGAGTTGAAAGATTCGGACACATTGCCCGCGCTATGGCTAGACTCTGCTTGTATCGGCTGTTGAGTAACCAACAATTCACGGAAAAGGAGATGCGCTAAAAGTTGCAAAATAATTTCTTTGTCGCAATCCGTTATAAAAGGAGCGTTATAGTAGCATGTGTAGGTGGCTATTAACGCGGGCAATTTTAAGTCAACGTCTGCTGTCGAAAATTCAGGGGGCGGAAATCGCAATTTAAAATCATCAATTATCGCCACCAGATACCCCTATACTTTTTGAAGTGATCCTATCCTGATAGCATGAGAAATGCTTTGTAAAATATCGACCTCATCGCCACAATTTTCATGTGTCAACTCCGCTGTCATTTCAGGCTTGATCCTAACGCGACCAATCTCATAAACGCAGGGCATTTTATTTTTTACTTTGATTGGATCGAAATCAGGCGAGCCTATACCAACATCTGGTTTTTTGGGGCGAGACAACTCTAAAACCTCACGATTCGACATTTTTTCTGATTTATTCTCTCCAACTTTTTTTTCTACAACTTTCTTTTTTTCATTTTCGGTTATCATAATATCCTCTATAATCCTGTCAAAATTCGGCCTGAGGTTATATCTAAAACATCCAATCCACCCACTCGAGCAGCATAATCCATTTTCTGCGTAAAACTTCCAGTGAAAATAATTTGCCCTATCGTTAGGGGTTGTGGCAATCTCATTACCATCGAACCACGCTCTACATTATAAGCTACCGTTGAAGAAAGAACGGGAGGAGTAGCTATCGAATCCGCTTCAGCCCTAAACGAACTTATAAATTCAATCCTTGGAAAATTTGTTTTTAGTGCCTCAAAAACTGTTCGATTGAAATTTCCCACCTGACTGAAAATTTTCTTAGATATAATATTCATAACTGAATTTGGCATGATAACGCGAGTTGCCATATAGGCCGAGGTGTTGTTACTGTCAGCCCATTGATTCGTGATTAGAGTTGAAAATGCATCGTAAAGTTGTTGCGCGTCCAGCGTTGGAGCAGCACCTACAGCACCGGTTGTTATAAAACTCGTGCTATTCAAAAGCCCTGGGAAAAGAACAGCTCCACTTATGTCTTTTATCCCCCGCAAACCAATTTCATCAATTTTGCGGAGATATTTAAAATTTGCCTTTTCAATGAGTTGTTGAACCAAATTGATATTCTGTAATGCATTTTGTTTGACTTCCGTTTCAGACCATTCAGAAAATGCCTCGAAAGGGTGAACTTGAATAAAATTATCTTCAGCCTTCAAAGAGATTTTTGATTTATCAGTCGTTTTATCAGTCGCCCTAACGAAATCACCTTCTGCAATTAATCGTAACGATTTTATTCTCTCAACAAAACCACCGCTATTGTCCATCTGAATACCTGAATTCAAAAAAACATTATCGGGGAACTCCTTTGACAAGATAGTTGGATCGACAAATTCCAGTTGCCTTGCAAGCACAAGACCTGGGTCACTATCCATAAATCCACTCAACAAAGCCTTAGGATTACGACGTAAAGCCCTATCTTTTACCTGAACAGCACTCTCTGCAATAACACCAAAAGAGGCCAAGTCATACATTTTTTTGCTCGTTTCTTTACTAATCATTTTCAGCCCCTATTGCAATATTCCGTTGAGTAAAATTTCCCAAATGTCTGCGCGAATTTCCTGGATGAAAATTGCATTGACAACCACACCGCTCCCACCAATAAGGGCTAATGCTTTTCCATCGTCTGCATTTCCACCATTGGACACAAAAACAGCACCGAAACGTATGGGAGTTTGCCCATTAACAACATCAACCGTAACCAAACCTTGACGTATATAATCAATTGTTGAAACAAGCGAAGTATCTACTGTTCCCCCACTTTCTACTGCTGCCGAAATTCTCCTTAAAGGAATGCCAGCAATAACGGGGGTTGCAGAGCCGTCTATATTTTCAAGACTTTCTCCATCAATTTTTGCAAAACGACCCAAAACTAAATTATTTTCAATGTTGGGAGAAGAAGCGGCCAAAATAATATTATGAACCCCGATTAACTCACCAGAGCCTACGGGCGATACGTCCCCCACTTTACCTGTTGCAAATGCCATAACTACCCCCTAGTCAAATACTTTTAGAAATTTGTTTTCTGAACTGTTCACTGAATCTCCGAAAGATTCTAATTTACTATTTGTCTTTTGCATCCATTTAAAAATTAATGGTAATTCACTGTCAGAAAAATTCTCACGAGGACGTTCCTGTTTAACAACTTCCCGCATAATCTGTAAAGTTGATTTTCCATTAAATGAATAGCTGTCACCCAAAAATTCACGTGCTTTAGACGTAACAGACCTATCATGAGAAACAGCATCAGAAACAGCTTTTCGCAAAGAGTTTTTGTAGAAAGCTGAGTCAGCCATCTTCTCGCGTCTCTCATGATCGGTATCTTTTATTTCTTCCTTTTCTTTAAATTCATCTTTTGTATCTTTCATTTCTTCCTTGTCTTTGTCTTTGTCTTTGTCTTCGTCTTCGATTAACTCCACCTCTTCTTTTTCACCATCCCGACGAGAACGTAAAATTATTTCCTTTAGCATCGGCAACGCTTTTTCTAGCTCATCCCTTGGGAGTGCCTTTATTGCATCGGGTATGTCCCGAATTAATTTTGCCAAATCGGTTAGATTATCCCGATCGTCTTCATCCACTACTTTTTCTAAATCAGGCATTCTGCCCCCCTTTTTATCTAAAAATGAACACTCCGCGCCACAACGCCCTTTTTGAACCACTGCCAAATGAACAGGCTCTAAATCAACTGACTCAAAATCATAATTACCTTCACCCTCGTACTCAATCAATCGACCCAGAGCACCCAGCGATAATTCTCTATCGCCATTCGTTAAATTATTGATAATTCTATCATCATCAATATTTACTCGATTTTTTATAGCGATGGTTGAATCTGTTTTTTTGTTCACGTAATCAACAATTACTGAGTCAGTAATCGTACCAGACCTATCGGATTCTTTTACTGTCTCATAAAGAGAAGAATGATCGCGTGTTATCGGCAATCCATCCATTTTGTTTAGTAAATTTGCAATGGTTGCGGGGGAGCGATAAATCGTATATTGTTTGTGTAGCCTGTCATCCCCTAACGAATCCTTAAATTCTTCCATCGCCTTGGGTATTTCTACACCAAAATATTTTATAGTTCCATCTCGTACAGAAATTACCGTTTTATCAACACTATTAAACTCTAACGAATCTTTGAAAGAAGAGAGTTCAGTTTTTTTCTTTTTCTCATCCTTCATAGATGCATTGCAAATGGCAAAAGCCATCGCCTCTGTTTTCCCGTCCGCCATGACCTTTTCAACGCATCTGTCAAGTTTTGCTGGCACTGATAATTATTCCTTAAACTAACGCTATTTGATGCTCAACTCCCGCACCGTCTTGAAAATATAATTTGTCATCTGACTTAGAGTAAATTTTCATCTTATCGGCTGTTGCACTTGGGGTGGTTATTTCAGCTAGCTCTATAAATCCACCGCTAAATTTTCCGCCTTCAGAATCAATTGAAACATGCTGCGTCGTACCATCGGATGATAGCAATGTAAAAATATCTGCTCTAAATTTAACCTCATCACAAACCAGCTCGGTACGTTCAACCGTCATAAATTCCAAACTGCTCAATTCATTATCTGCGACTAAAAAAATACGAAAGGCTTCGCCAGCTTGTTGAATAAATACCTTTTTTTCATTAAAGCTACCGTCTTCATCAATTAAAATGCAATTAACGCCTCCCAATGAAGAAATCCGTATAGTTTTAAATGTGACTTCCCCCAAATCATTTAATATTGCAAGCGAGTTTTTTATTAATTTTCCCGTTGTTCCATCAAATCGAACAATAGAATTATTCGTGCTAGACGATGCCCCCGTCACTTTAGAGGTTAAAAGACCTAGAAATGAAGTAGCCCACCCCATTACAGTTCCCTCACATTAAGTAAGCCATCCGAATTGGTAGACAATGCAAATGCACCCAAATCACCAGAATTATTGGTTGCTTCCTGAAGACCTGAAAGAAGATTGTAAGCATCTCCTCTAGGAATGCTGCCACCCGGTGTGGGAGCTACCGCGCCAGAAAATAAAGAAACTTGCTCGCCCGCTAGTTCCTGAACAATCAACTGAACCCCGATCGTAATTCCTGTCGCCGCGTATAAATCAATCCATACATTTTTTAGGTAAGGT